AGGCGTAATTTTTACCGATTGTATAAATAAAAGCAGGTCCTACAGGACCACTTAACTTTAAAGGAAATTTATCATGGCACAGTTTACAAAAACAAATGGAACCACACAACCAGTATTTGCACTGGACGTGGCAAACGGTAGTATCGCAGGAACAGCCAACGTTGCGGCCCAAGGCCCAGTGATGTTGTCTGGTCCACAACTGCAATTCTTCACACTCACAGCAAACACTGCACTTACCAATGCTGGTAACGTCAACGGTTACTTGAACAATGTGTTGCAAGCAGTTCAGTCTGGTGCTGGTTTGACAGTTCCTGGCGCAACAATTGCTTTCTATCAAGCACTTCCTGCTGCTGGTGTTATCAGTCTGGCTATCTACCCAGCCGGTGCTTACACAACTGCTCAGTTGGTTGCTGCTGCTCAAACAGCCAACTCTACAGGTGGATTGACAACCACTGGTATCCCAACTGGCAACGTTTCTGCTAGTGCAACATTCACTAACTTAGCAGCTATCTAAACCAAATTAGATTAGTGTCAACCCTGGACGTAAAAAATCCAGGGTTTCTTTTTGGCATTAAATATGCACATAATGAAAGTCTTGTGCCGCACCCTTTTTGATTGTACCTACACTGGTATCACAGGACATCTCCGACCACAGCATTTGCCGTTTACCACAAAAACAGGCCTGGTGATCGACACTGCCGAACAATGGAACCGTGCTAGAAATCAGCAACGAAACTGGGAAAGTTTGTTGCAAATAATGAGCCTGCGAACACAGCCCATGAATGTTGTGCCACCCACAAAACACACTGACGGGTGGCATTTTGCGTTTGAAGTTGAAGCCGAAGGTGTGCTTGGCAGCAATTTTGGCAGTGATGAGTTGGCAGGACTTGTTGGCGACTGTGAAGGTGTGCCCATGGTCACAGGCTTGGATGAAGCAGAAGTGGTTGCTGCTACCTTGCATGCTCGGGGCGCCAATCAGAACATTTGGTTCTCAGCCATAAATACGCCATTGGAGCCTGACCATGGTTGATACCACCGATATTGAAAAGAAAAGTCTTGAAGCCCACGTTGAGCTGTGTGCAGAACGTTACCGCATGCTGGAACTCAAGATAGAAACAGTGGAGAATGAAATCTCAGCGGTCAAACACATGGTGACCGAAGTGCATGGCATTGTGCGCCAAATGGGCGAAAAGCGCAACGACCAACTGATCGCCTGGGGCATAGGCATCATAGGCACACTGTTGGCCCTGGTAGGCTGGCTCACAGCCCATTACATCCAAACACTATGACCCGAGAACAAAAATTAGAACGCTTTGCCGAGCGTGAACTCAAACGTGTGTACACTGAACTCATAATAGATGACGAACAAGGTGGCTATGTTGCGTTTGGGCGTTATCATTTACGACCAGACTCAACCGGCTTTGCAGTGTATCACAGTGACGATCTTGTGAGCCGATTCAGCAGCAAACGAACTGCCATGAGTTGGTGCGTGGCTGACAATGCCAAACAATATAACCTGGCTAGAACTATACAGATTCTAGACAACAAACAACAGAGCTTGGCAGCTGACATACACTGCCGCCGCAGCCAAGCTCAACGCAGTGTTAAATCACAGTTTTCTGAAACTGTAATGACCAAGCTGTCAGTGAAAATTCAACGCTATCACAGTGTTCAGACCGAACTGGAAAAATGTGTAAATTCGGCTAAATATCTACAACTAAAAGGATTCGCAAAATGAAACTGCAAGAACTAGCTGCACCCAAAGTCAGTAAACAAATCACTCGTGTGTTCGAAAGCTACTTTGGATCAAGCATCAACTTTGACAAACTATCTGGCTCACAGGCTAACACAATGCTGCACAAGGTACGTGGACTGCTGGGCGAGCATCGTGACACCACAGCACGATATCAAAGCGAGCGTGATCCCAGCTATTTGAAACTGGTCATGATGGAACAGGCCCTGGCCACTCGTGTGCGGGAAACACGACCCGAAACACCACAACGAGCAGCCGTGGCTAGAGATATTGCTGTGAGAAACATTGCAGATCCCAATCTAGAACGAGCAGTAAACAAAGGTGCCAGAGGCATGGGACTCACACCTGATGAAGGTCGCACAGTGGCCAACAAGATCCTGCAAACTGAACAACGTCTGCGCAGAGCATATCGCACTCTCAAAGAGTCCGAAGTGCAACAAGCACAAGTGGTGTTGGCAGCTCAAGACATGGTTGATCAAATGCAAAAAATGATTGAAGATACCACCAGCATGCAATTCAAAGAATTGCCAGCCTTGGTTGACAGCATTCGCAATCAAGTTGGCATTGACCAAGCCACACAATTCAACACTGATGTTTCTGGCGCACTGTCAGGACTGGTACAAAATTTACAAGGCGCCAAACAACAACTGGAAACTGCCTTGGGCGTGGTCACAGGACAAACACCTGCACCAGTGCCTGGTGCAGATCTAGCACCAGATGCAATGGCTGCCGCAGGCCAAATGCCTGGAGGCTTACCAGCTGGAGATCTTGAAGCTGGTGTGGTTGCAGAACCTGCTGCAGAAATGTCGCCTGAAGAACCAGCACCAGCTGCTGCTCTAGGCAGAAAGCGTAGATGAAATGCGCATCATTGAACTGACCAGAGAAGCCGTAGAGCCTCCAAAGCCATTACCAATCCTACCACAGGGTATGCAAACTCCACCACCTGCCAAACCATTACCAGCACCAGCCACAGCCAAACCAGCAGCACCGGCGGCAGCACCAGCGGCAGCACCAGCCACAGCCAAACCAGCAGCACCAGCGGCAGCACCAGCGGCAGCACCAGCCACAGCCAAACCAGCAGCACCAGCGGCAGCACCAGGTGGCATTGTTAATCCCCCGTCTAAAAGTGGTGTTGTCAGCAAGGCAGACCTTGCCAATTACAGACGCGATTCTGGCAACCCCACAGCCACACTTGGTCAGTACATGAATCAACAAAAAGGATTGACAGCCCGCAAAGGTGGTGCCAATGATCCTGCTGTGATTGCAGCCAAACAACAACCTGCTGGACCTGCCGTGGGCAGCCAAGCACAAACAGCAGGTGGTGCAAATGAACTAGCTAAAACGGGAATTGCAGCAGGCTCACCAGCACTCGCACAGCCTGCGGCAGCACCAAATCCAAACAGTGGAAGTGGTTATACCGGCGGCGTAGGTAATGCTGACAACAATCCTCAACCAGCACTCAATGTTGTATCTCGCAATGATGGTGTTCCGCCACCAGAACCTGCGGCAGCAGCAGCACCTGGGCAGAGACCAGGTGGAATAGCATTCAATCAAGATGCAGGCGCAACAGCAGCACCTGGGCAGAGACCAGGTGGAATAGCATTCAATCAAGATGCAGGCGCAACAGCAGCACCTGCGGCAGCAGCAGATCCAATACCCAACAAACCTGCAATGTCGGGCTATTCAAACAGTGGTGGTAACAAAGGCGGAGCTGGTCCATCATATGCAGGCCAAGGTGGCAATCAAACCACACCAGCAGCAGCACCACCAGCAGATGCTACAAACGCCAGTGGCTATACAAATCCAGGCGGTGTGGGCAATGTAGCAGACTTTGGTGTGAGAGGCACACCCATTCTTCCTTACGGTCAAGGATCACCGGTCAAGGGGACTACCAATGCAGTCACAAGAACTGACGCTGAGATTGGTGACAAAGGTGTTCCTGGCAGCTTTGATAAAAACAGAGCCCAGGGCGAAAAGAATTTAAATGCGTTAAAAGGTTTATTTGGCGGGAACAAACAACCAGCAGCACCTGCTGCCGCACCTGCTGTCGCCACAACTAACCCTCTAAGAGGACAATTTGCAGAGTCAACTGGCATGCAAGATCCTGTGTTGGTACGCATGCAGAATTTGGCTGGAATCCGTAGATGAAAATAAATGAAGTGGCCGGAGACGTTGACAGTAATCGGCTACTGGGCTTGGTTGATTTTTTGGCGCATCGTGCAGAAGATGAGAATGCTACCAAACAAATCAGTCAGGACGCATTTATCAATGCTGCTCGCAGTCTGGGCATTCCTATAGACAAAAACAACATTGGTGATGCCATTTCCAGAGAGCCCTTGAGCAACTTGCTGGAACCCTTGGACCCAACAACCGGTCAAATCACCTTCAAAGGTGCAGGCATAGGACCAACTGCCATGCCAGTCAATCAAGCTCAGGACATTGTGGCAGCCGCTGCCAAACGTGCAATGAAATAACACTGGTTGACAGCCAGGGCAGAAAAGTGTAAAATTGTTGTCAAGCATGCCAAAGTGAGGTAAAAATGGCCTATTCAGAAAAAGTAATTGATCACTATGAAAATCCACGCAATGTGGGCAAGTTTGAAATCGACGACACTGTTGGCACAGGCATGGTGGGAGCACCGGCCTGTGGCGATGTGATGAAATTGCAAATCAAAGTCAAAGATGGAATTATAACAGATGCCAGGTTCAAAACATACGGATGCGGAAGTGCGATTGCCTCATCCTCTCTTGTTACCGAGTGGGTTAAAGGACGAACGCTTGACGAGGCCGCAGCTCTTAAAAATTCAGAGATTGCTCAGGAACTCGCACTGCCACCAGTCAAGATTCATTGTTCTATTCTTGCTGAAGATGCTATAAAAGCCGCTGTAGAAGATTATAAGAAAAAACATTGACATGTTCACATCTGTGAAGACTCTTGACACAGTTGAATTTGATTCGTGTGTAGATGCTCCAAAAAACAAACTAAAAATACTATTTTATCATGCTGGCAGCGCCGGCGGCCAAACAGCCTGGCTGTATCCGGCTGCACTGCAATTAAAAACATATATTGATTTGTTTTATCAAAACGTTGCTGATCAACTGGAATGGTTGGTACCCATACAACAAGAAGTGTCAGATGCTGAGTTAATCCAACACATTGAACGGACTGATACTGATATTTTATGTACCAGTCACTACCTTTGGAATCATACATTTTTAACAGCCCAATTGTCTCGCGTTAAAAACAAACTAAAACACACTATCAAAGTTGTTGCAGGCGGTCCCAGCATTGACGTCAACAACAATCACAATTTTTTTGAACAATACCCTTACATCGACTATGCAGTTTACGGTGCTGGAGAACAGGCATTTGCAGATATAGTTGATCATTTGGTAAATCAAAAACCCATGATTGCATTCAACACATCCAACTGTGCCTGGACAAATCACAATACTAAAAAAACTGTTGTTGCTGATTACAAGTTTGTAAAAATGATAGAGACCAGTCCTTTTGTACACAACAAAGAATTGTTTTCTGCCATGGTAGCAGATGCCAAGAAAAAAAATATGAAAGTATGGCTACCTTACACACTCACTAGAGGATGTCCGTATTCTTGTACTTTTTGTGATTGGAACAGCGGACTTGGAAACAAGGTGTCAAGAAGAAAAAATACGTATCAACAAGAAATTAATTTATTTCAACAACTTGGAGTTAATAACATATATCTGTCAGACGCCAATGTTGGGCAGTATGACGAAGATGTTGAAATGATAGAATATTTTGGACAGAAAAATTTACAAGAGAATGTTGGTTTCCACGTAGGCGGCAATTTTAGTAAATTAAAAAAAGATAACAATTTAAAAATTTTTCATATCATGTCTCGCAGCGGGTTGGCAAGCAAAACATTGAACTTTTCCATACAAGACACCAATCATGAAGTATTGAAAAATATCAATCGGCCTGACGTTGGATGGGATGTACATTTGTCCATGGCCAATGAACTGCAAAAAACATATCCTCAAAAGGTTATAAAAGGTCAATTAATTTACGGACTGCCGGGGCAGACTGTTGCCTCCTGGAGGCAAACTCTAGAACAAGTAACTCAAGCCAACATATTACCAGTTATTTTTTTAAACGAACCTTTGCCAGCCAGTCCAGCCATTTACGATCCTGAATATCAACGTAAATTTAAATTTGAATATTTGCAAAGCAATAGAGTACTTGTCAATGACCAGAAAATATATTCAAGCCTAATTCCAAAAAAAAGCAGTTCTTTTGATCAGTCTGATCTAGTGCATATGAATTTGTTGAATGCAGTGTACTTTGCATTGGCAGTGGTAAATCTTGCATTAACCGAATACAATTTCAAACGCATCAACATATCAACAATAGTTGACGATTATGTGACTACATCTAATTATCAAAATCTCTATAACAATCTTTATCATAACTGGACTGTGGATAATAATTTTTACTATACAATAAATTACAGCGGCAATAAATGCACGTTGGAAAATCTAAATTTAGTAGACTATCGGGAATTTTTAACGTATGTGGCGTTAATATTGCCTGCCGATCGACGATCAGAATTTTCAAAGTTAGTATTCAACAATAAATTTCCTAAATTTTTACAAGAAATAGCAAAAGACATTGATTAAATAGTTGCATGATAACCATAACTGATAAGGCTCAAAACAAAATTCAAAAACTAGTCACAACCAAAGGCTATGCTGGCATTCGCTTGGGAGTAAAAACCACAGGTTGCTCTGGACTGGCTTATGTGTTAGAATATGTTAAAGCATATGAACCTGACGCTGCCACTATAAACTATGCTCAAAACAATTTCTGTGTGTTGGTTGACAAAAAACATGATGTATACTTGCGTGGCACACAAGTAGACTATGTACGCCAAGGTCTCAACGAAGGCTTTGAATTTACCAACCCCAATGAACGTGACCGCTGCGGTTGCGGAGAAAGTTTCAGAGTTTAATTTGTTAAATCCCAGATTTGATTACCAACCAGTACCACGTGTGACCATTGAAGGCAAACGCTATTATGCCACCCCTGATGGCAACCGGTTACCTAGTGTGACAACAATACTGGATGCTACCAAGAGCGAGGAAAGTAAAAAAGCCTTGCAGAATTGGCGCAACAGTATTGGTGCAGAAAAAGCACAGGCTATTACAACAGAAGCAGCCAATCGTGGCACCCGCATGCACACTTATCTTGAACAGTATGTTCGAGATGGGGTGATCAAAGAACGTGGCACAAATCCATTCTCCTGGGCAAGCCATGCCATGGCACACACTGTGGTAGAACATGGCTTGAAGCATGTGAGTGAATTCTGGGGCATCGAAGTTCCGCTGTATTTCCCCAAGGTGTATGCAGGCACAACAGATGGTGCAGGCATACATTTAAATGAAGAAGCCATCCTGGACTACAAACAAACCAACAAGCCCAAAAAGCGTGAGTGGATTGACGATTACTTTGTGCAGTTGTGCGCCTACGCAGAAGCGCACAACGAATTGCATGGAACAAAGATCAAAAAAGGCGTAGTTTTGATGTGTGTCAAGCCCACAGTCGACGAACAAATGAACATGGTTACCCAGCCCGAATACCAAGAATTTGTGCTGGAAGGGCAGGAGTTTGATCGGTATCGGGACTTGTGGTGGAAAAAGGTTGAACAGTATTACTTGCTAAATATGTGATACCTCAAGGAATCACACTGTGGCAATTGTACAAATATCCAGAATCACCGCCCGCAAGGGTTTAACTGAAGACCTACCACAGCCCTTGGCTGGCGCTGAACTGGGCTGGGCAACCGATGAACGCAGACTGTTTATTGGCAATGGCGAACTTGCAGATGGCGCACCCATTGTGGGCAACACTGAAGTGCTGACTGAATTCTCAGACATTTTGAGTTTTGCCGGACAGTACATCTATCAGGGTCAAGCCGCTGGATACACTGTGCAGACCGGAGCCACCACCGGATCGCCAGTGTCGCAAAGTATTCAAAGTAGACTAGACAGCTATGCCATAGTCACAGATTTTGGTGCCACCGGCGACGGACAAACAGATGACACCGCTGCTATAAATCGAGCGTTGTTTCAATTGTATTGTGTACAAAACAACACTCAAATTCGACGAAGCTTGTTTTTCCCTGCAGGTCGT